TTTATGCCATCGGGTAAAGTAATATCAGATCATCAAGCTATATGTATTGAAAGAGGTGCTATTGCTAAATTTAGAAGAATAGCGGCAATGCCTAATTTAAATAGAATTGCAAAACAATGGGCAGAAGATAACAATGCTACATTTATTCCTTTAGGTTTAAAACATGAATTGGTAACCGCTGCTGCAGTAAAAGTTGCATATGATGTAGCAGAAAAACATGGATATCCAGAAGAAGTATGGTCAGCAATATCAACTGGAGTTTTACAACGCTCTTTACAAATTGCATGGCCAGATGCTGAATTTAATGCAGTTGCAGTTTCTAGAAATATTCAAAATGGTGAATTAGGTAGAGCTAAAGTTTGGTCTCATCCTAAGGCATTTGCATCAGATGTAAAACCAGAATTTGCTCCCCCATTCCCATCAGCAATGAACTATGATGCAAAAGCTTGGGAATTTATGGTTAAGCACGGAAATCAAGGAGCTTGGTTTTGGAATGTAGGTGGACAACCTTACCCAGAATCAGAAGAAACTAAAGAAAAAACAAACTCAAAAAGAGAATGGGGAGAAGTTTTAGAAATGGACTTATAAAAACTGAAACTTTAAATCAAACTATCATATTAATAATATAACAAATTAAATTATGGCAAACATTGACAACGAATGTAAGGATTTAGAAGTAAAAGATTTTTACGACAAATCAACAACACACCTATTAGATATCATGGAAAACCAAAAAAAGATGCAAGAGCAAACTTATGGTATTAATTTCGATGATATGACAATTAGAGAGATTATGGATTTCTGGCATGTTAACACACACTCGCTAATGGATGAAGTTCATGAAATGACAGATGCTCTTGGTGGAATTAAAGATGGTAGTGGAAACGCAGTATGGAAATACTGGAAAAAAGACTTTACTAAATATAATACATTAAAAATTTCTGATATGTCTGAAGGAGATAAGAAAGAATTGTATATGGAATGGGTAGATATTCTACACTTCTTTATTAATTATGCATCTTCAATCGGTTTAGACGCTAAGACTGCATATAATTACTACTTCGCAAAAGCAGAAGAGAACGTTAACCGTCAGAAAAATAATTATTAATGCTATTAGATATAGAACAAACCAGTAATGAGTTAATTATATCTTACTATAATAAAGAAGGTAAAGTCTCATTCAAAAGATATGGTGTAAATCAATTTCAGAATTGGGTAGTCACTAAAGAAACAGACAAATACAAAGACAAAACATATAGAAACTGGGACGATCGTCCACTTAAAAGAGGTTTCGCTAAATCATTTAATAAATTTAGTTTATTATATTTCATGGATTCTTTGCCAGAAGAAGACAAGGAAGAAATATATGAATTCAATATGCCAAGAACATACTTTGTCGATATTGAAACAGAAATAGTAGACGGCTTTCCAAAACCAGAAGAAGCTAAAAGTAGAATCCTATCATTTTCCATTATCACACCCGAGCGCAAAGCAATCGTATTAGGTTTAGAAGATATGCCACATGATAAAGTGAAAAAGATCAATGATGATACTAATGAATACTTAAAAAATTACGATCAAGATTGGGAATTCTCATATCATAAGTTTGATAATGAGTATAATATGTTATATACATTCCTTCATAAGTTTTTACCTAAATTCCCAATGATGACAGGATGGAACTTTATAAACTATGACTGGCAGTATATAGTAAATAGATGTAAAAGATTACAAATCGACCTGAACGATGTGGCTATTACTGGATCACTTGATAGAAATGATAGCAGACCACTTCACATGGGTATTCTTGATTATATGCAATTATATGATAAATATGATCGTTCAGTTGCAGTAAAAGAATCAAACTCATTAGATTTTGTTTCAGGCGCAGTATTAGATATTAATAAAATTAAATATAGTGGATCATTACAGGATTTATATGAAAATGATTTTACTAAATATATTTATTACAATGTAATCGATTCATGTTTAGTATACTATATTGATCAACAATTAAGATCGATGGAAGTTCTTTTAACATTGGCAACTATTACCAGAATGCCTCTCTATAAAGCTTCTTCACCTGTGGCTATTACAGAATCTTTGTTGGCAAGAAAATTAGCTGAAACTAATAAGAAAATAGGTGTAGAATATGGAAAGGCAGATTCTCTTAAAGAAGGTAAATTTGAAGGTGCATTTGTAAAGCAACCAATTGTTGGGTATTATTCTGGAGTAAGTGCATTTGATTTCGCTTCGCTATATCCATCAATAATGAGACAGTTTAATATTTCACCAGAATCTTTTGTTGAACAGGTAACTGAACCTGAAATTAATGAAAGAAGAAAAGATGAGAATGTAATTGTTTGTGAGAACGGCGTTGTCTATAAAAAGGAAGATTCAATCTTAAAAAAGATTTTAAGTGATTTATATTCCCAAAGAAAAGATTACAAAAAGACGTCATATGCGTATTATGAGAAGGCATATGAACTAGAAAAAAAAATAAAAAAATAATTTAACAAGAGACTAGTAATTCAACTGATATATAAATTACTAAAAATAAACAACAATATGAATAAGAACATCTTTTCACCTAGAGTCAACATTTTACCTTATGAGTACCCACAGTTATTGGCATACAAAGATGCTATTAGACATTCATATTGGATTCACACTGAATTTAATTTTACAACAGACATAGATGATTTTAAAACTAAAGTTTCTGATTCAGAAAGAGAAGTTATTAAAAGAGCTATGCTTGCGATTGCTCAAATAGAGGTTAATGTAAAAACTTTTTGGGCTGATCTATATAAGAGAATGCCTATTACAGAAGTAGGTGATGTGGGTATGACATTTGCAGAATCTGAAGTAAGACACAAAGATGCTTATGCACAATTACTCAGAGTCTTAGGATTAGAAAAAGAATTTCAAAATGTTGTAGAGATACCTGCAATAAAAGATAGAATATCTTATTTAAAAAAATATTTAGACGGGACGAGATCTAGAGATGATAAAATGTATACTAAATCAGTATTGTTGTTTTCTTTATTTATAGAGCATGTTAGTCTATTTAGCCAATTTCTAATTATGATGTCATTTAACAAAGAGAAAAATCTATTCAAGGGTATTTCTAATGTAGTTGAAGCAACATCTAAAGAAGAAGAAATTCATGGTAATTTTGGATCTGAAATTATCAACATTATTAAATCTGAAAACCCAGAATGGTTTGATGAAGAATTTGAACAACTTATTGATTCTGCATGTAAAAAAGCATATGCTGCGGAAGTTAAAATTCTAGATTGGATTTTTGAAAAAGGAGAATTAGAATTCCTTTCTAAAAAAACCATTGAAAACTTCATACAAAATAGATTTAATAATTCATTAACAAGAATAGGAATGAAGCCTGTATTCGACGTTGACCTTAGTGAAATTGAAAAAACATTATGGTTTGATGTAGAAATTACAGCAACAAAAGAAGGAGACTTCTTTTACAAGAAACAAGTTGACTATAACAAGAAGAGTAAGTCAATTACAGAAGACGATTTATTTTAAACTAATTAAAGATTTTACAATATGAAAGAAGCCGGAACACCTCTCGCAGAGAAACCTGTCGCGATTAAAAGCGACGAACCAAGACCAAATTATTATTGGTTAAATGATGATAGTAGATTATTCTTATCACGAGGATATATTACTGAAACACCAGAACAACGAATCAAAGACATTGCAAACACTGCAGAAAAGTATTTAAAAGTTGAAGGATTTGCAAAGAAATTTGAAGATTATATGGCAAGAGGTTTTTACAGTATGTCCACTCCGGTTTGGATTAACTTCGGTAAAGATAAAGGTCTTCCTATAAGTTGTTACGGTTCTAATGTAGATGACACGTTAGACAGTATTTTAAATGGCTCGAGAGAAATTGGCATGATGTCAAAATATGGAGGAGGAACTTCTATTTATTTAGGAAACATTAGAGAAAGAGGTGCTACTATTTCTACAGGAGGAACAGCAGATGGACCAGTACACTACGCTAGAATGTATGACACTACAGTTGATGTATGTAAACAATCAGAAGCAAGAAGAGGAGCATGCGCAGCATGGTTACCAGTAGAACATAATGATATTTTAGAATTTTTAGAAATAGGCACAGAAGGAAATCCTATTCAAAATCTACAATATGGTGTTACAGTTACTGATCAATGGATTCAGGAAATGAAAGATGGTGATGCAGCTAAACGTAAAATTTGGGCTAAAGTTATTCAGAGAAGAAATGAATTTGGCTATCCTTACATTATGTTTAAAGATAACTCAAATAATAATTCCCCTTACAAAGAGTTAGGTTTAGAAATTACAGCTTCAAATTTGTGTTCTGAAATTCAATTACCAACTGATTCATTTAATTCATTTGTGTGTTGTTTAGGCTCTATTAACCTATTACACTGGGACGAATTAAAAGATACAGATGCAATTGAAACATATACATTATTTCTAAATGCAGTAATGGATGAATTTGTAAAAAAATCATATAATTTACCAGGAATGGCAAGAGCTCATAGATTTGCTGAACAACACAGAGCACTTGGAGTTGGCGTTTTAGGATATCATTCTTATTTTCAATCTAAAAGAGTTGCATTTGAATCATTAGAGGCAAAACAATTAAATCACCAAATATTTAAAACTCTTAAAGAAAGAACAGAAGAAGCATCTAAGTGGTTACATGACGAAAAAGGATATAAATCATTAAGAAATGGATTTGCTAATACAACATTAATTGCAATTGCACCGACTAAATCAAGTTCATTTATTCATGGAGCAGTAAGTATGGGTATTGAACCAATTAAATCTAATTATTTTATTAAAGATTTAGCTAAATCAAAAACTATCTATAAAAACCCATTTTTAGAAGAAGATTTAGAAAAGTATGGATTAAATACACCAGCGATATGGGACGAAATTCTAAAAAAGGATGGTAGTGTACAACATTTGGATTTCCCAACTAAAGAAGTATTTAAATCTTTTATTGAAATTTCTCCAAGTGAATTGATTTTACAAGCAGGACAAAGACAGGAATTTATTGATCAATCACAATCTTTAAATTTAATGATCCACCCTTCAGTATCCGCAAAAGACATTAATAAACTTTATTTAAATGCACATGAATCTGGTGTTAAAACACTATACTATCAATTTAGTCAGAGTTCAGCACAATCATTTTCTAGAAATATTTTAGAATGTGCTTCATGTGAAGGTTAAAAATTCCGGTGGTATGAAACAAGACCACATTTTAGGACCGTTTTAGTTAACGGGTTGGGCAGAGAAGTTTCGCTACTATCTCTGCCCTTTTTTTGTTCATTAATTATTGAAACTATTTCAAATAACTCGGTATAATATTCAAATATCATTATCTAAAAATAACAAATTATGAAATTAAAAATTGATCGCATTGACCAACATGCACTAACAGAGTTTATCAATCGTGTTAAACTTATCGACTCTTTCATTTATATGAAAATTAAAGAGGGACAAATCCACTCAACTGTTTATCTACCACAAAGAGATGCCGTAAAGCACCACTCTATCGCAGCAGATAAAATCTTTCAAGTAAGTGAATGGCCAGACACTGATAAAGAAATGAAAATTGCATTCTTTGAAGGTAACAAAGTTATTGAAGCAATTAAGCATTTTGATCATGACGCAATTAAAGGTGAATTGGAATTTATTGAAAACGATGAAGAATTCGTTGCATCTACATTACGTATATTCAATGACGAATTAGAAATTACACTTTCTTGTTCAGAGCCTTCATTAGGATTTAAAGATCTTTCACAAGATCAACGTGATGCAATCTTTGCAAGATCGGATTCTAAATTTGATTTTACACTTGATACACATTCTATTGGTAAAGTTAAAAACCTATTCTCACTTGATAAAGATGAAACATTCGGTATCAATTCAGATGTGCAAGGAATCAATGTAAATGGAAAATCATTTAACGTAGTTCTTACACCTGATACAAGCGGAAATGGTAACGTTACTGTTTACAAAAAGTATTTAAATTTATTAGACAAAGAAGAGCAAACGGTATATGTGTCAGACTCGAAGGTTGTATTTGAATCAAACGATTCAGAAACTTTATTGACAATCTCAACTTGCCAAACTGCATAATAAATGACAATAGAAGAGTTAGAACAAAAATCAATTGAACAACTTACAGATGATGAGGCAAAGCTGCTTGTAGACCACTACAAGCAGCTGTCTGCCAAATTCACAGCATATGAGCAAGCTGTTAAGTTAACTCTTAACTCTATTTATGGAGCATTTGGTAATAAATGGTTCCACTTTTTTAATCTTGACATTGCTGAATCAATTACTAAACAAGGTAAGAATGCAATTCTTTATTCCGAAACAATTCTTAACAAATACGTTAATGATTTTTGGCACAAAGATACTGCAGTACATGATAAATTCAACATCAAAGTAAAGGGTAAAATTGAAAAACCCGCAGTAATTTATATTGATACCGATTCATGTTATGTACAGTTTCAAGATTTATATGAATCTATAATTTGGCCAGACGAAGATAAAAAATTACCAATTGATGAATTTATTTTAGCGTTTTATGCATTTAGATTAAAAGATTACATATCTAAAACCATGGAAAAATACGCAGAGAAAAGAAACACAGATAATTTCTTATTCTTTGAATTAGAATCATTAGCGTATAATGGTATTTGGATGTCTAAAAAGAAATACATTCAAAATCTAGCATGGGATGATAAACTAGAAGTAACTGAACGCCATCCTTCATTAAAAAAGGTAAAAACTATTGGATTTGATACAATTCAGTCTTCAACTCCTAAGTTTGCCAGAGAGAAATTAGTAGAAGCACTTAGAATTTTATTCTCATCAGAGATTCAACCATCAGCAAAAGAATTACAACAACTTGTTGAGTTTATGAAGCAATGTAAGAAAGAATTTAAATTAGCAGACATTGACGATATCGCGTTTAATAAAAGAACTAATAATATTGACAAATATATCATCGATGATCAAGAAGAATTACAAATAGGTTTAAAGTGTCCAGCTAATGTAAAAGCTGCAGGATATTACAATTATATTTTAAATAACAATAAAAAATATAAAAATAAATATAAACTTATTGCTAATGGTGAAAAACTTAAAATATACAACTGTATAGGAACTATCAGTGAAGTATATGCTTTTATGCCAAATGAACATCCTTATGAAATAGCACCTAAAGTAGATTACGATACTCAATTTGAAAAGGCAATGATTGATCCTCTGAATAGAGTACTCACGGCAATAGGTTTACAAACACTAGATACTAATCTAATATATGCTTCGGCATTATTTTAAAAAACATTATTATGAATACACCAACATTTTACGAAACAATTAAAAGCCTAATAAAGCAATATCCTAACGATATGGAATTAGGAAGCGCAGTTAGACATTTAGATTGGAAAATTGAAGAATCAAATCAAAAAGATCCAAATCAATTAGAAATACAATTTCCAAATAATTAATATATGGACATTAAGTTAACTCCAAAACAACAAGAATATGTTGATGCATATAATGTGATTCTTAATAGAATAAATGGTATTCAATTAAAAATTGATAAACTTAAGGACGAAGCGGCTGAAGCTCTTACTGAATTAAATAGACTTAGAAGAGAAGAGCAGTTGATGTTTCCAGAAAATAACACAGAAGAAACAAACGATTAGTTTGTAGTATAATATAAAAATACAATAACAAATGGCAAAGAAAGATTTTAGTTTTGACGATATAAATTCTGAATTAAAGCAGTTGAATCCAATGGGATCAATTATGGCAGATTCTACATTTAGTGAAGTTACAGAGTGGATCGACACTGGTAATTATCATTTAAACGCATGTGTTAGTGGTTCACTATTTGGTGGATGGCCTAACAGTAGAACATGCTCAATAGCTGGACCATCAGGTACAGGTAAAACATTCTTAGTATTAAACTCTGTTAGAAAGGCAATTGAAATGGGTTACAATGTAATTTATTTTGATTCTGAAGCAGCAGTTGATAAAGATCAAATGGAAAAGTTTGGAATTGATGTAACGAAAGTTAATTACCAACCTATTAATACTGTTCAAGAATTTAGAACATCAGTTACTACACTTACTAGCAAAATGCAAGAAGTAAAACGTAATGGTGGAAAAACACCAAAGATCATGATGATTCTTGATTCTGCAGGTAACTTGGCAACACAAAAAGAAATTGACGATGCAAGATCAGGATCTGAGAAAGCAGATATGACAAGATCTAAAGTTCTAAAGTCTATTTTTAGAATTATCATGACACCACTAGCAGATCTTAAAATACCTTTTATTTTTACTAACCATACATATCAAACACAAGACTTTATTTCAAGACAAGTCGCAGGTGGTGGAACTGGACCAGAATATGCAGCATCAATTGTTTTATATTTAGGAAAAGCACAACTTAAAGAATCTAGTGGAGATAAAGCCGGTATTATTGTAACAGCTAAACCTAATAAGAATCGTTTTGCAAAACCAACTAATATTAAATTTCATTTACACTTCACAGAAGGTATGAATGCATATGTCGGACTAGAACAATATATTGATTGGGAAGATATTGGTATTACTAAAGGTATTATTGAAAAAGGCGAGAAGGTTCCTAAAGCAACTTCAAGAAATTGGATATGTAAACACTTGGACCACACTGTGCCTAATAAAGAATTCTTCACAGATAAAGTATTTACACAAGAAGTACTTGAGAAAATTGAAGCTAGAATTAAACATGTATTTAATTATAATACTGAAGAAAGAGAAATTGATTTAGAAGAAATACTAGAAACAGATGCAGATTAATGAGGATAAGTTGCCTATAAAATACGTATTAGGTATTGAAAAGGACTTACCAAATTATCCAAGTGCATTTGATATATTATTAGCTGAAATTAAATTATGTGTCAGAATGCCCGACAGACATAAGGGTAACTTTACTTTACATGCTTTAAAAACATATAGGTTTCCAGAAACAGAAGAAAATCATTTATTAAAATCTATTAATGAGTTAATGGAATTGGATTTGGTAGAAGAATTAAATACCTCAGAAGGTAAAGAATCTTGGAAAATCAAAACTAATCCATTCGAATGATAGTAGTAATAGATAATTTCATTAAAGACCAAGATTTGTTAAGAGATATATCAAATGATATAAATTTCTTTTCAGATCCTGGTGTTTATTACTGGTGGGACGGTTGGTGGAACGGTGAAGCTAAGTCACTAAAACACAGATTAATAGAACACATTTGGGCAGATAATTGTCCACTTAGTGAAGCTATAGCAATTAGAGGTTTTGAATATTGGACAGGTATACAAACGGCAGATCCAAATATGGGATTTGAAAATAATTTAGGAGGTCATTTCGATAAAGACGAAGAACTTTTTGAATTAACAGGAAAAATAGTAACGCCTTCAATGGGAACTGTATATTATCCAGAACAATCAGAGTTTGAAGGTGGTATGTTAGAAATTTACAGTGAAGGTGAAGATAAGGAACCAGAGGTAGTGTATGCTAAACCAAATAGATTAGTAATTTTTGATGCAGGTAAATATGTGCATTCAATTAGACCAGTAACTAAAGGCACTAGAAAGGCCATCGCTATTAATTTATGGTTAACATTACCATTAGGGAAACAAAATAACAATATGTCCATAGAAGGATAAAGTAATAAACAATATATGCAATTCGGACAAGACTTTGAAAAAATATTCTTTAGATTATCTTTAGTTAAAACTAAGTATCTAAAAAGCATCAAAACAGGATTTTACACATCACAAGAAATTGATATTCTAAGTCAGTTATCTAATAAATTCTTTGAAAGATTTAATGAAACTCCAACTAAGGATCAATTAGTTATGTTAGTTCAAAGAAGTGAAAAAGCAAAAGAAAAAATCACAGAAGATATTTTAAATCTAGTATTTGATGTTGATTTAGATCAATACGACGAAGAGTGGGTAACAACTACCGCTGAATCATGGATTAAATGGAGAACTTTTGACACTTCTCTAATAGATACTATCGAATTTATTAAAACTACTCAGGTGACACCTGAGAATGTAGATAGCATAGTTACTAAAGTAAAGGGTCTTATTAATGATAGAAATAATTTATCATTTAATTCTGATTTAGGTCTTGATTTCTTTGAAGTAGATTCGCATGATCAAAAAGATACAGAGAAAGTATCCACTGGCTATAACTTTTTAGATAGAATGTTAGGTGGTGGTTATGACAAAGGAGGTAATTTAATTGTATATGCAGGTGAACAAAATATTGGTAAATCAATATACTTAGCAAATGATGCAGCCAATTTTGTTAAAATGGGAACAAACACCGTAGTAGTTACTGCGGAAATGGCAGCACATAAATTTGTAAAACGTATAGGTTCAAATCTATTAACAATAGATATTAATGACTATGCAGATAAAGCTAAAAACAAAGAACACGTTAAGCGTAGATTAGAAACTGTAGGTGATGGCTTTACTCCACCTGGTTCACTATTCGTTAAACAATTTCCAACATCACAAGCAACAGTATTAGATATTGAAGCTTATGTTAATCAAATAGAAGAAGAAAAACAAATAAAAGTTGGTGCAGTCGTTATTGACTATATTAACATTCTTGCTAATTACAGAAATCAAAATACAGAAAACACTTACATGAAGATCAAGCAAATTGCTGAAGATCTTAGAGCAATGGGTATTCGTAATAATTGGTTAATTGTAACAGCAACACAAATTACTAGAAATGGATACAATTCATCTGACATAGGCATGACAGACATTGCAGAATCTGCGGGTCTTTCACACACAGCTGATGTTATGTTAGGTATTATTCAAGATGATTTAATGAGAGCTAATTCCGAATATTGGTTGAAAGTTTTAAAAATCAGAGACGGTGAAGGTAAAGGAACTAAATGTAAATTAAACATTAATTGGAATTACATGAGGTTAATCGAAACAGAAGAAACTACTAACTCAAACTTACATAGCATATAATTATGGCAAAAAACGATAAAATTTTTAATAATAATTTTGAATCACCTGATACAGAATTCGGTAACATTAATTTTGAATTAGATCCTAACGTAAAAGACAATAAAGACGAAGAAGATAAAATTCACTTTGAATTAATAGCCAGAGAAATACACAGATTAATTGAACTTTCTAGATTTAAAGTTTTTAATAAAGTAGATGAGTTGGGTAAATGTACAACTCTTAAAAAGGCAGACATTAATAGTATATACGGATATATCATAGATGAAATGGCAGCTAAAAATAGCCGCATAGATATCTTTAGTGAATTATGTGTATATTTCGATATTAATCCTACAAAATTTTACAGTTCTCTTTCTAATGTATACAAAGAAGATTTAATTCAAGAATTAGATTTGCGCACAGGTATATTGAAGCAAAAGAATATAATGAAACTTTTTTAAAATGATTGAACCAAGTATCTTAAAAAAAGGTGCCAATCGTGTATGGGTGCTGGGAGATTTACATTTTGGTGTTAGAGCTAATTCTATAGAATGGTTAGACATACAAAAACAATTCTTCGAAGAAGTATTTATTCCAACACTAAAGAAACATGTACAACCTGGTGATGTTTTAGTGCAAGTTGGTGATACCTTTGATAATAGACAAAGTATTAATATCAGGGTATTAAACTACGCTGTAAACCTTTTTGAAAGACTTGGTGAGATTTTACCAGTTCATATCATATGTGGTAATCATGATATATGGGCCAAGAATTCAAATGAAGTCACTTCTATTGATAGTTTAAAATGGATTCCAAATGTTCAGATTTATAAAGAACCCGAGTTATTGAATTGGTCTGGCAAGAAAATCTTAATGATGCCATGGAGAAGAGATTCAGAACATGAAACAGAAACATTAGCAGAATACCCTACGGCAGATATTGTATATTGTCACTCTGAAGTTAGAGGTATTTACCTTAACGCTAAAGTTAAGAATGAACACGGAACTGACTCTAATATTTATGACAAGTATACAAGAGTTTATAGTGGACATATTCATTTTAGACAAGAGCGTGGTAAATTATTAATGGTTGGAACTCCATATCAATTAACAAGATCAGATGCTAATAATACAAAGGGCTTTGATTTAGTAGATCTAAAAGATATGTCAGAAACATTTTTCCCAAATGAGGTTTCACCCAAATTTATGAAATACAATATTATACAACTATATGATATTCCATTAGGTCAATTTAAAAATCAAATAAGAAATAATTTTGTAGATTTATTTGTACCTTCTAATATAGCTACAACAAATGCGTTAAGCCAATTAATCAACAAAATACAAAATATTAGTAGAAAATTAGAACCAAATATTTATCAAGAAGAAAACTACATTGATAAAGATTTTTATGACATGGAAGATGTAGAAGAAATGTATAAAAATTATAACATACTAAATTTATGTAACATGTATGTTGATGGTTTAAATGATGATGATGAAACCAAAGGAAAGTTAAAAGAAAAACTAAAAATATTGTACACTCAATGTGCATATAATAACGGTGGAGAAATATGAGAATAAATTTTATAGAATTTAAAAACTTCGCTTCTTATGGTAATCAACTACAAAGAATTGAGTTTGATCCAGAACAATCAAAGTTATTCCTAACACTTGGTAAAAATGGTGATGGTAAAACAACTATCGCAAATGCAATTATATATGCACTTTATGGTAGAGTTGAAGGTGTAAAACTTTCAGATTTGCCAAATAGAATTAATAAAGAACTGCATGTTAAAATAGGTTTAACATGTGGGCCAATTGATGTAGAAATAGAAAGAGGTTTACTACCTAATAAGTTTAGTGTAAAACTAAATGGAGTTGAGTTTGATAAAGCAGGTAAAAAATCTGTACAAGATTATTTAGAAGAAGAAATATTTGGAATACCATATCATGTATTTAAAAACATAATCATATTGTCTGTAAATGATTTTAAATCATTTTTAACAATGTCCAATCAAGATAAAAAACAAATCATTGACAAGATGTTTGGTTTCTCTATTTTAAACGATATGCAAATGTCAATTAAAACTGAAAGACGAAATATAAAAATGGACATTGATTCTTATGAGAGTGAATTAAATCAAATACTTGACTCTATTGCCTCGGTTAAGGGTAAACTTAATACTTTATTAGAAGAATCACAGCAAAAAAACAATTCTAAAATAGACGAATTAAAATCTAATTTAGTAGAACTAAATGAAAGTGTAAAAGAATTAAATGTCAATAAACAACATATTGATACAAAACTCACAGAAAACGCAGAAGAATATGAATCTAAAAGAACTGATGCATCTTCTTTAAAACATGAAATAGAATATCTTAAAAAGAAAGTAAAGTTATATGAAAGTAAAAAATGTCCTACATGTGAAACACAGTTAGATAGTGAATGGCATTTAGAACAAAAAGAACACTTTTGTACTAAAATAGAAGAAGACACATTGAGTATTAAATCACTCAAGGAGGCATTAGATTCTATAAAATCTAATATTTCAAAATTAAGAAGCGAAAAAGGTGATATAGAAAGTAAAACATCAGATATCAAATATAGTATGAAATCTTTTAAATCAGAACTTCTTAAAATAAAAGAAACGCCTGATGATTCTCAATTTGAACATCTTAAAAATTTAATAAAGGATTTTGAGAAAAAAGAAAGTGTTAAATCTACAAGCAAAGATAATTTAAATGCTGATTATAATTTTATGGAAATTGTAGAACAGGTTTTAGGTGAAGATGGTGTAAAGAATTTAGCAGTTAAAACCATTTTACCGGGACTTAATACTAATATTGCAGCAATGGCGCAAACAATGCACTTACAATTCCATATTAGATTTGATGAGAAGTTTAATTGTATTATTAATCATTTAGGTGAAGATATTAATCCAATGACGCTTTCAACAGGTGAGCGCAAGAAGGCAGATTTTATTATCATCATCGCTATTATCAAAATATTAAAATTAAGATTTCCACAATTAAACTTATTATTCTTAGATGAATTGTTATCTTCAGTTGACCATGACGGTGTTTATAACATATTGAAGATATTAAATCAAGTGATCAAAGAAAACAAGATAAATACATTTGTTATCAATCACTCTGTGCTTCCACATGAAATATTCGACAAGAAGCTACAGATCTATAGAGAGAACGGGTTCTCTAAGTTCACCATAGATACTATAGAGTAAGATATATAAATAAAATAAAGAAATAGATGGCAACATATAATCTTAAGTATAACAAAGACGATTCAGTTATTAGACACATCATAATTGGTCTATTAGCTGATCTTAATAGCAAGCTTAGTTTTTGGAGACAAATCTCTAATGAAGAGAGAGCTATAATTGATGTGCCATTTTTTTACGCAGTATCAGGTGATGAAAACTTCGTTAAAGATAATTTCTTATTTTCAAATGTAAACGGAGAAGGCTGTGATCCAGATGGTCAATATGCAAATGGTAATTATGACAAAGTGCCAAGAGGTATAGTAAATCTAACTTCATTTTCTGTTGATCCTGGTAAATTAGTAAATAAAAGAAATTTAGGTAATTATACCATGATGAATAATCAAGGTTTAATGGAAGGTTATGTAGCTGAATTTGAAATTATTCCATGTGTAATTGGCGTAGATATTGAAATATTAGTTTCTAGTCAATTGGATATGTTTAAGGTCACAGAATCTATTATTAAAAACATGTATAAGGCAAACTTTTTCCATGTAGATGCAGGTCACCTTGAAGATGGTATGTATAGAATTTCTTCAGAATACATGATGCCAGACGATTACACACAAGAACGTCCAATTGAATATGGATTTGATGATAAAGAAAATCATAAAATTACATTTAGTTTAGAGATCAACACATTTATACCTTCATTTGATTTTGAAGATGATATCTACACTAAATTTACAAGATCTGTTTATCCTTTAGGTGTTACTGGTAATTACGGAGATCCAAATGGCGTAGCATTAGATCCTGCAATATTATATAGTGATTATGAGGGTGATATGCCACAACCTGTACAATACACAGACACTTCAGGTTCAATATGGATGTGGGATTCAGAAACACAATCATGGATACAAAAAGAATCTCCAAAAGGAGATGATTTCATAGTGGATGACTCAGATATGGGTAAATTAATAACTAAGAATTCACATTTAGTAAGAACTTCTAAAAGAAGAAAGAACTCAAATAGAATGTTTAAAATTGGTAATTCTCAAGAGTTTTCAAATGATGTTATGGAAAAAGATAAACCTCTTTTTGGTGATGATTTTGACGTCTCGTCGACAGATCTACCATTCAAAGAATAAATTAAAGATATATATTAAAAATTAAATAATACAAATGACAAATTTAAACAACGGAATTATTTCCCCATTTGTTGAAGCAAAACAAGGTTTTGTGTTTCATGCAGCTGGTCAAAATTTCAAAATGACAGGAAGTCATATAGAAAAATTTAGTAATGTTTCTGAAGATTTTAAATCATTAGTTAAAGCAAATGAACTTTTTTCAATAACAAACGAAGGCGTTTCTTTTTACTATGATTATAATAATAAGAAATCTATTTCTAAAATTGAAGAATCTTCAGTAAAGAACTTTAACTCACTTGTAGCATTGAATGAAAAAATTGATTTTTTAAATAGTAGTCTTAAAAATTCAAATAAAGCTAGTAATAATTCAATTATAGTAGATGAGCTTAAAAATGAATTAGCAGTTTTAGAATCATCTAGAACCGATTTACTTAAGAATTCAATTACTATTGAAGTATCATATAAGGTAGAAGAAAACAAATTTTACACTGGTAATATAGAATTAGCAGTTTCTACTTCACTTCCTTTATCAGAATCTATGTTTGCATCTGCATATATTAGATATGAAGATAAAGCATTGATTGATTTATTCGAATTTGCTTCTAAGAACTATAAACATTATGGACTTTTAGAATTTATTTCTGAATCAAAAGACGGAGACGTTAATGTATTGGCAATGAGAGCAGAAAATAATATGTTCATATACAAATATAACGAATCTACCAAAATAGATAAATTTACTAAATTACTTGCAGACGCAGCCATCGAATATGTTGCTGAACAAACAGGTGCAGATATCACGCCAATGGTTGAAGATATTTTAGAATCTTATAAATCTAGAAGAGCAGCTAAAAACGAGAAGATGTTATTAATGCATGAAATGATTGCATTTTTAAAAGATCAAAAAGGTAGATTAGCTGAAGCTAATAGAAATTTACCAGACATCAAGGCAGCTGATCAATTACTAAACTCTGAAATCAAAAGAATTTCTGAAGAACTAGATAATATAGGAAATGAAGATATTCTTACTAAAGATGATGGTTATATTGACGCCTCTACTAAATATGAATCAGACGAATTCCCTAAGGGTACCATTGTAAAAGTAGATGCATTAGAATGGGCTGGACAAGGAAAAACAGACATATTAACAGTATTCGTAAACGACGATCCATTAAGAATAGAGAAAAACAAGCTTCAGTTATCTGCTGAAGATTCTATTTAAAATATTACACTATTTTATTTTAAAGCCCATTTGGAAACAATTGGGCTTTTTTTCGTATAAGTTTAAATACATCTAACAACAATGGCAAGAAAGAAAAATTATTTAAATAACAAAGATCTTTATAACGAACTTGTAAAGTCAAAAGAATTAGACAAATTAACACCAACTGCAGAAAAAATGTTAGTGTTATTAGCAGAAAGAACTATTAACAAATTAAACTATGTTAATTCAGATGATCGTAACGATTGTTTACAGTTTGCTCTATTAGATCTTTTAAAATATTGGAGAAATTTTAATCCAAAATATCCAAACGCATTTGCGTATTTTACAGAAATAGCAAAAAGAGGATATGCAAAAGGATGGAATAAAATTCATCCACAGAAATATAAAGGCACGTTATCGATTGATCGAATCTCTACAGGAGGTGATAGTGAAAACGGCGGAATGTTTAACATATAAATGTCAATAAAAAATCTTAAACCTACTAATAATTCAGGCTTTATACAAGGATATTTTAATCCAAAAAATCCAGAAAAGTATATTGGCCCAATCCCTATTATTTATAGATCATCATGGGAAAGAAAGTTTATGATTATGTGTGACACAAGAGAAGACGTTATTAAATGGTCAAGTGAGCCAGTAGAGATTAAGTATATTTGGTCTTTTGATAAAAGAGAACATAAGTATTATCCAGATTTCTACATGAAAACTAGAAGTATTGATGAGGGTGTGGAAACGTATAAAGAATTTTTGGTTGAAATAAAACCAGAAGCACAGATTACAAAGCCATCTCCTCCTAAAAAGAATAGCCAAAAGGCATTGAAGTCATATAAGTTTTTGGCAGAGCAGTATATAAAAAATAGAGATAAATATAAATATGCACAAGCATGGGCTGACAACAGGGGTTGGAGGTTTATTGTGTTGACTGAAAAATCTCTGAAATAATGGGTAAAATAAAAAAGGACATTAAGGATTTAAGTAAAGAAGCTGGTAGTAAAACTAAAGCACGAAGAGGTGCTGAAGAATGGTTTGAAAAAGCATCCAAATCTGTTAGAGACAATTCTGTTGCCAAATATAGTAAACCATTTAAAACGGGTATGATCCATGTATTTAGATATGATAAACCTAAAAATATTAAAACTCTACCGTGGTGGGATAGAAATCCAGTAGTATTAGCACTGGATCCACATGAAAGCGGAACAGACGTTGGTATTAATTTAAACTTATTACCAGTACAAATGAAAGAAGATCTATTAGATATGATCTATGACAGAATGGAAGGGCAGATTAAATCAAAATCTGGAAGGGCATCAAAAGACAATGCAATGACACAAGGTCAAATAAACCTAATTTATAAAGATGCTGTAAAATTTTTAAAACAATTTGGTTTTGATTTTGCAGTTAGACAATATATTCCACAACTAAAAAAGAATCAAAAGGTAGTTTCTTATGAAAGTTGGGCAAAAATAGCGCTATGCGACTTTGATGACTTATATGGTATTGGAATTAACGAAGTAAAGCGTGCGTTTAGGGAACACCTTAAAACACGCGGAAAAAGAAAAGATATATAAACAGAACATAATAATATAGTAATATGGCAGGATTTAACGATAGAAACGGACCATTGAGTAATGGATCAAAGCCTTTTAGCATATCAAATGCATTAAAGTCTTTATCCTCGTTCGGTATGCGATATGATGATTTAGTCTTAAGACAATCACAAGCAATTGGACCAATGGAAGCAGAAATTGGTTATGGTCAAATGAATCCATTTGGTGTTGACAACGACGACATCTATGGTGCATTTGCAGCAATGTCTATGACAGACACTAACCTAAGATCTAATATTCCGTTCTTTGATCAATCATATGAAGGTAAAAGAGAAGAACTTAGAAAGTTTTCATTAAACGATGAAGTAGAAGATATTTTAGATATTCTTTGTGATGAAACAATAGTGTATGATGAAAAAAACTTTTTCTGTTACCCTGAAATTTTAGGTATTGATATATCAGATGATGTTGATAAAGATCTTAACAAATATTTCAGACAAATTTATCACTATTTTGGTTTTAATTCTGATCAATCTGCATGGTACTTCTTTAGAAAATTTCTTATTGATGGATATCTTGCTTTTGAAATAATTTATTCCCCTGACCAAAAAGAAATTATAGGTTTTAAAGAATTAGATCCTATTACTCTTATTCCAGGTTACAATCACGATGATGGTAAAAAAGTTTGGGTACAATATAAAGATGATCCAGTAAAAGAAAGAAAATTATATGATTCACAAGTTATATACATTTCTTATTCATCTATAACTACTGCATCTAGAGTTTCATATATAGAGAGATTAACAAGAGCATTCAACTTGTTAAGAATTATGGAACATACCAGAGTAATCTGGGCAGTAACTAATGCTTCATTTAGAATGAAGTTTGTAATTCCTGTAGGTGGTAAATCTAAAACTAGAGCTAAACAATCTTTGGCACAGTTAATGAATTCTTATAAAGAATCTGTAGATTTCGATTGGGAATCAGGTACTTTAGCCACAGACGGTAAACCAATGCTACAATTTAGTAAAGAATATTGGTTACCTTCTAAAGATGGTGATTCACCAGAAATAGAAACATTAAATAGTGAAGGACCAGATCTTTCAGATACAGAAGCACTTAAATACTTCTCAGATAAATTAAAACATGTTTCTAAAATTCCTTACTCAAGATTCTTATATGAAGATGGAGGTGGAGATTTCAACTTAGCTGCTGATGGTATGATTAGGGATGAGATCAAGTTTGGTAAGTTTATCAAACGATTGAGATCTATATTCATGGAAATTTTATCTAAGCCTTTATTTATTCAAATGTGTTTAAAATATCCTGAGTTTACAAATGATCCTCAGTTTAAATCACAAGTAGCTTTAAGGTTTAATGAAGAGAATGTGTTCTCGGAATTAAAAGACATGGAATTAATGGAAAAACGATTAGACTTTATTGGTACTATGAGAGATTCGTTAATGACAACCAATCAAGAGACTATGGAAGAAGAATACTATTTCGATCAAGAATACTTAGTTAAAAAGTATCTTAAACTAAGTGATGATGAAATTAGAGCAAATGAAGCCTTTAAATCTAAACTGGCAAAGAAGTCGGCTGAAGAACCAGAGGCTGAAGATCCATTCGCAATGTAAAACAATGATTAAAAAAGATATATAAAACATGAAAATTATCAAAACATTTAATGACTTCATATCTGAAGATGCTCTTAGAGCTGGGGAAGATTCTAAAGTCATAATCGACGATCTAAAGTTAGATTCTGGTCCTGAAATTAAATCTGCTGAAATTCTAGGAGCTATTACAGCAGCTTTAACTGATGAAGAATTTAAGGAGTATTTTTATGAAACATATAGCGAAGCTGCTTTTGCAGAAGGTGAAATGGATATTCTAGTAGGCTATTATTTAGATAAATCGGCAGAAGAAGCTGAAGCTGAAAAGGAAGCTGAAAAGGAAGAAGAAGGTGGTGAAGAAGACAGCGATGACCCGCTTGCTGGAATGTAATAAGATATTTCAATAATAAAGTATGATATATATTAAAAATACAAAAATAAAATATTATGAATAATAATAACGATTTATTGATCGTCGAGATGTCGTCATCTGCATTGAGTGTTACTCCATCGGATAATAAAGACTACATTCTGGAAGGTGTTTTTGGTCAAATTGATCAAAAAAATAAAAACAACCGTATTTACACAGAATCCGAATATGTTCCTCAAATAGAAGCATTACAACAAAAAATCGGAGCTAGTAAATTACTGGGTGAATTAGATCACCCTGCACAATTTGATATTTCTTTAAAGAATGTATCTCACATTATTGAAGAATTAACTTATGACAAAGATTCTAAAGAAGTCAGAGGACGTATTAAATTATTAGATACAGATGCTGGTCGTCAAGCTAAAGCCTTAGTAGACGCTGGTGTACCTTTACAGATTTCATCTAGAGCTGCAGGTGCAGTTGAATCTAATGGACAAGTAAAAATTAAGCAATTGTTTACATACGATTTAGTAGCTGACCCTGGTTTTGAAAACGCAGAGTTAAAGAGAGTTAATGAATCTTATGGTTTTTCAAACGACACAGGACTTTATATATATGAAGTTGGTGAAGCTAATTTAACTGAAAATATTGAAAATAAAACTACAAACACACAAATAAAAGAAAATAAAAACATGGCAGAATTTGTAAAATCTGAGGATTTCAATAAGTACTCTGAGTATTTAGCGAATGAGATCAAGACACTAAAAGAGTCTATTGAAGCTAAAGACGAAGCAGCTTCAGGCGAAAACACAGTAGAAAATCTAACACAACACAATAACCACATTGTAGAATCAGTTAATGATTTAACAGAATATGTAGGGTATATTGCTGAACAATTAGATGGTTCTATTCAGTATACTGAACATGTAGCTGAAAAAACAGATCAATCTATTTCTTATTCAGAAAGTATTGCTGAAAAACTAGATCAAGGTATTTCTTATACTGAGCATTTAGCAGAATCAGTATCTAAAGTTAAAGATTTCGCTAATTATTTAGCAGAAGCACATAACGAAGGTGCTGAATCAAACAACACTTTATTAGAATACGTTGAATACTTAAAAGAAAACTTACAATCTGTCTCTGAATACGCAGAATACATTGCTGAATCTTTAAACGAAACTGTTGAAGAAGTTGAAGTTAATGTTGAAGCAGAAGAAGATAAAGAAGAAGATGTAGAAGCAGCTGATAACGTTGAAGGTGAAGAAGTTGCAAAAGAAGCAGGCGAAGATAACGAAGAAGTTACTGAAGAGACTGAAGAAGTTACTGAAGAAGAAGATCCTGCAAAAGATAAAGACGAAGCTGAAGACACAGACGAAATAGAAAACATCGGTGATAATTCAGAAGAAGGTGCAGTTGCTGCAGATAGCGATGAAGCTGGAAAAGAAGTTGAAGAAATTGAAGACGAAGAAGTTGAAGCTGGAGATAATTCAGAAGAAGGCGACGTTGGAGGTGAAGAAGTTGCTAAAGAAGGTGACGAAGACGCTGACGATGCTGTAACATCAGATTCTGAAATCGAAGATGAAACTGAAGAAGCTGATGCTGGTGAAGGTGAAGAAGAAGCTGAAGGTGAAGATGGAGCACACGATCCATTAGAAGCTTATAAAGCAGATATCTCTTCTAAATTAGACGCACTAGTAGAAAATGCAACTAAAAAAGAAAATGAAAATCCTTCATTCTTTAAAGTAGTATCATCTGCAACTAGAAATAAATATAACGAATTATCAGAATCTGCTAAAACAGATGTTAGAGGAATCGTTTCTAAAAGAGGATTTATGACAGAATCAGAAATTATGTCAGTAATGAATGAAGCACAACTTATTGTTGAAAGTGCAGGAGCACAACCTACATTCATTGCTCTTATGCCTTCTGAATATAAAGAAGCATGGGCTAATCTATCTGAATCTAAACAAAATAATATCATCGCACAATCTAAATACCACACATTGAACACAGAATATCAAGTTGCTAATTTCTGGCAAACTAGAGACTTAAGAGACACTAAAGTGGAATTAGAAAAAGTTGCAATGGTAACTGAAGCTAAGAAAGAAGAAACTAAACCAACATTAGGATATGATGTATCAGGTATGGCAGATGCTTTCAAACAAAGGTTCAATAAGTAAAAAATTAACAGATATATAAATTAATCGACGATAAGGGTGACAGAAGCAGAAAACCCATTGAATGTCGAGTTTTTAACTAAACAACAATAAACAAAAAAAACGATCATTAAAAATGGCAAATTTATTAAACGAAGCTGAGATCAAGAATACATGGGCACCGATTATCTCGGAAGCTACAGGTATCAACGAATCTAGCAAATTAGCGTGGATGTCGACTTACTGTCACAACCACAAACTTTATGAAGACGCGAACATCATGTCTTTATCTAACAACCCTGGCCCAATGAACTTAACAGGTATGGGTGCAGTATCTTTTCCTGCTGGCGCTCCTGCAAACGGTGCAGCTGATGCAGCTAAAGGTTCTGGTGACAAAGCTCCAACATTATTGCCTTTGGCAATGCAAGTTGCTGCTCAAACTATCGGTTTAGACTTAGTACCAGTAGTACCAATGGCTGGACCAATGGGATTATTGTCTTACTTAGACTTTACTTATGAAGGTGGTACTGTTGCATTAGGTGCAACTGCTCCAACTTACATTAAAACTGCAAATGGAAAAGCTGGTCTTGACGAATTAGTAGGTACATCAAGAATTGATGGAAAAAACATCATCAAGATTGTTGATGCAGTTGCTGCTGGTGAAACAATCGCTGACAGATATGCTGACGCTTCATTAGTTGCTGCATTAGAAGACCACATTGCTGGATTCTCTGGTGCTGACGCTAACGGTAAGCCAATGTCAAGAGAAGTTGGTGAAAGAACTGCTGATAAAGTAATGGGTCTTTCTTTATTCTCTAAAAGTGTTGCTGCTGAAACTTTCCAAGTTGCTGCTGCAGTTACAAGAGAACAAGTACAAGATTTAAAACAATTCGGTGTAGATGCTGTTGCTCAAGTTGAGTCAGTATTAACTAACGAATTAACTCAATCTATCAACAACCACATCTTAACTAAGATGAGAGCTATCGCTGAAGGAGGAATTTCTGAAGTTACTTTAGATTACACTCAAGGTGGAAACACTTACGGTGATGTTAACAGAAGAATCCTTACTCACGTATTGGCTGCTGCTAACTTAATCGCTAACAGAGGTAGAAGAGGTGCTGGTAACTTCGCTGTAGTTGATGCTAAATTAGCTTCAGCTTTACAAGGTGTTGCTGGTTTCGTACCAAACCCAATGGCTAACACATTTAATCAAGTTGCAGGTGCAATCTACCCAGTAGGTTCTGTAGCTGGAATTAATGTTTACACTGATCCAAACTTATCGTTTGACGGTGATGCTGCTGGAAAGCACGAAATTCTAGTAGGTAGAAAAGGTGACGGTAACGGTGCTGGATTAGTATTCATGCCTTACTTAATGGCTGAATCAGTTCAAATGATCGCTGAAGGAACTATGGCTCCTAAAGTAGCGGTTAAATCTAGATACGCTCTAGTTGAAGCTGGTTTCCACCCAGAAACTGCATACCAAAAATTCAAAGTAGCTGGATTAAAACTATAATCTAAACACTTAGAACAATTGATATAAAAGGCTGCCTTCGGGCGGCCTTTTTTATTTCTAGAAGTATTTAAAATATTAAGAGGATATATAATATATTAACAAGGTAATTTAAAACAAAATAATAATTATGAAACTTAAATCAAAATTAAAACTTTACGAAGAGTTCGTAAATGAATCAACTAAAGAAACTA